AAAAGCAGCAGCAAAAAGAAAGTTTGATGTATATCCATCGGCTTACGCAAATGGTTGGGCTGCAAAAAATTACAAATCAAAAGGTGGTGGCTGGAAAACCTGTAAAGGATAATGATAAAACTTAAATCACTTTTAAAAGAAGATATCACTACAACTATATTAATTAATATAGCAGTAACCGCTGCTATATGGGCAATTAAACAAGCTATCCTTTCATTCAGAAGTGGTTCGGTAAAAGAAAAAGAAATTGGTAAAGCTTATTTAAAGTGGTTAGATAGATTAGATAAAAATGATAAGTTTAATAAGTTTGTTTACTACACTTTAAAAAATGATAATAAGCTAAAAAGTTTAGAATCAAAATCAAAAGATGGTAAGTTTAACTTTGAGGCTTTTGTTTATGAAAAATCATTAGTTAAAAAATGGTTGACAAGTAAGCCTGCAGAAGATGAGTTAGATAAAGTGTTTAAAGAATTATATCCATCTAAAGATAAAAATTCAAAGGATATACCTGGTGATACAAAATTAGAACTTACATATTCACAATGGAAATTAAATACATTAAATAAAGCAGTTGAAGAATTTACCGATGTTTTAAAAAGTGGACAAGTAAAAGGTTTTATTAATCAATACGCAGAAAAACAAGGGCTACAAACTATATGATAACTCTTAAATCATTATTAAAAGAAGAAAAAGAATTCATCATTTGGGGAGTTCCTCCTGGTGAAAGAGATGAAGTTGTAGCATATACAAAAGCTAAGAGTATGCCTGAAGCTAAGAAGGTAATGGATATTCTTAAACAAAAACATGGTTTGACAAAATTAAGAGTCCAGGTTATAGACCTTTCACAAACATACGATTTAAAAAAAGCATTTAGCAGTACTGTAAGATGATAAACGAATGTATTATTGTATCAAAAGAAGTTGGTGATAAATTTATCCTTGCTAAAAATAGGGATAGAATGTATAATCCAGAACTTGAAATTGTCCATACCATTATTGATGGTGTAGAAGTTGCGTATTTGCATGATTTAATTACTGATTGGAGTGAAGGTTTGAATGAACATGGTATTGGTGTAGTAAACTCAGCATTACTTGTTGGACATGATGAAGCAGAAGCTAAGATAGTAAAGAAAGGTGGTAAGCCGGGTCCTGATGGTGATAAGATGAGAAATATTATTAAACAACCTACACTAATAAAAGCCGTTAGAGCTGCAATATCTTATAAAGGTAGTAGTGGTTTATCTCTTAAAGGTCACACTTTCGTATCATCACCAAAACATTTGATTAGTATTGAAACTACATCAAAGCATAAGCCTGATGTTAAACTTCAAAACTCCGAATCACCAGTTGTTCGTACAAATCACGGACATCTTTTTACTGATGCCGGATACACACATGGTGAGAAATACCTATCATCAAAAATGAGAAAGATATCAGCTGAAAAATCAGTTGATAGAGTTGAAGATTGGAAAGAAATAGCAGCAGCTATGAGAAAAGAGTTCTTCCCAAAAAGACCTCAATTGAATATGAAAAGAGATACAAATGAGATGTCAACTTCTTCTCAGACTGTAATGAATCTTACTGATAAAATCTTACAAATTACTTATTTTAAGAACAAAGTAAAAGAATTTAAAGGTATTACTAACAAATTACCAAAAGATTATCAACCAAAGATTAAGATTGAGGTAATCGCAGAATAACCCCACTTTTTTCATAATACATATTTATAGACGTACATTAAAACTAAAAGTATGTCAACAGAATTCGAGTTATTTAAAGGAAAAAACCTAAGTTCTCTATTTGAGGATATCTATAACAACCAACTTTCCAAAAAACAAAAAATATCAGGTCTTATAGAAGAACTGAAAAAAATGGTAAAGCATGCAGGTGATGTTGCTACCGTAGGACCTGTACTATCTTCGCTTATTGATAGTTCTGTAAAGAATGATGACCAATTAGTTAAGTTAGCAACTATTGCAACAAAGATTATAGCAGCTGATAAAAAGACTGAAGGACAGGATGGATTTCTTACGGAATTTGAAAAAAATCAACTACTTAAAGAGTTGGAAGAAACTAAGCAAGAAGTTGAAAGAGTGGATGATTTGGAGTTTGAATTAGAAGAACTTAAAAAATCAATAAAGTAAAATGGCAGAATTATCAAGTCCACAATCAGCAGCGGCTCAATCGGCACAAACGGCGGGATCTGGTGCACCAAAGGGGTTTGGAATAGTGTATTCTATCATACTTGATGAAACGCATGAGTATATTAAGCACGTTGGTGATAAAGATTTAGAATTTTTTGGAGAAACATCTTATATAGGAGCAGTTCAATATAGATTAGTTGGACAACCATCTTCAGATGATGCATCTTTACCAGTTGCATTTCCTTTTGATAAAAATTTTAAAACACTACCATTAATAAATGAATCGGTAGAAATATTTCAAAATGGTGGTACATCATATTATAAAAGAATTGGTCAAGAAAAAACACCAAATGTTGATGCTAAAAAAACAATAATTTCTGAAACATTTCCGCCAACCCAAATTCCAGAAGACAAAAATACATCATATAAAACAACAGCAGAAACCAATACGCCAAAAACTAACGTAAAAGAATCATCAAAGTATGACAAATATGGAAATTATTTTGAAGGTGAAGCTGGAATTCATAAATTAAAATTATATGAAGGTGATAGTTTAATAGAGACAAGATTTGGACAATCTATAAGATTTAGTGGATATAACAATTCTCAAAAAATATTTTCTCCAACAACTATTATAAGAAATTCTGAAAATGCTGAATCAAAAAAGAAAGAATTAAAGGTTTCTACTGAAGAAGATATTAATAGAGATGGTAGTATAATTGTTTTATCATCAAATCAATATCAATTACCATTTCAACCTGGAACTGTTGATGATAAAGGTTCTACTGATTTTGAAACGAAACCAAATACGTTTAAAGCGTATCCATCTAAATTAATTGGAGACCAAATATTAATAAATTCTGGAAGAATTATTCTTTCGGCTAAAAACGCTGAAATGATTTTTTATTCAAAGAAAAATTATGGATTTATTTCAGATGGTTCTCTTTCTATTGATAATAAATTAGGAGTTGATGTAAACGTTGGTGATTCTACAAATTATAATACTAACGATAGAGATATAAATTTAAATACTGGTAATGGAAAAATTAATTTGGGAAATACAAAATTAGAACCATTGGTAAAAGGTGATGCTTGGGTTTCATTGATGGAAGAATTAATAGATGCAATAGTTCAACAAGTATTCTTAACACCAGCAGGTCCATCTGCAACAGGACCAACAAATGTTCCTAAATTTAATACAATCAAATCCAAATTAAAATCAGTATTGAGCGAACTTAATAAAACATCTTAAAATGTCTTGGGAAACTTTTAAGCAAAATATATTAAGATTAGCACAAAATCCAGAATCAATAAACGATATTGAAGTGGTTGCAACAGCTTATGCAACTGAATATGATGAAGCAATAAAAAGAGGAAAAGATAATTTGTTTCAAGCTAAATTTAAAATGGGTAATTCCGGCTCATTAAAAGATTTATTTAAATTAGCTTTAGAAAAAGGAAATTCTCAGACAGAACCATATGATTTGGTAGGAGAAATGGGAAAGGGTGTATTAGCATATTGGAATGGGGCTCAATTAGACCCAACATCAATACAAAATCCACCACAAACACCACCAGCAACAGGCGCAGTGCAAAATATTCAAATTGTAAGTATGACTTGTACAAATGCTGGAACTTGGCAGCAACCAGTTTTGGGAGAAGAACCTGATATAAGAAATGAAAATGAAAAAGATGATGATATGCCTGAAGTTGAAATTGGCGAAACGGAAGAAATTTTAGGTGAAGTACCAATTGATGATGTTGCGGTAGAAGTTGAATCTGTAGAAGAAGTTACTGTTGAACTTTATGAACCACAAGAAGTAGAAATTGGTGAAGTAAAAGAAGAACCAGTTGAAGAAACAGAACCGCTACCAGAATTTGATGCAATTTTAGTTGGTGGATTAGATTATAGAGATGGTGATTATAATATTGATAAGCAAGTTGAATTATTTAAAGATGGTTTTGGAAAAAATAAAAAAGTAAAAGGATTTAGATATACAACAACTTCAGCTGAAGTAATTTTGGGTATGAAAAATAGTCCTAAAGTTCCTGTATTTTTATTTAGTGCAGGATGTGTTAGAGCTTTTGAATTATCGAATAGTGAAATTGTTGATAAATCAAAATTATTTATAATAGAACCATTTACCGAATCTGCAAATACAAAAGAAATAATTTTAAATGCAATAAAAAATGGTGTACCAATACTAAATGTTTATTCAGGTCCTACCGAAGCTAGAGGTAGTGCTATAAGTGGTACTTCAAAAACACCAAGCGGAATAAGTCATTGGGGTTCTCTTACATATGTTGGAAAAGAAAAAGCAAATTTAGTAACAACAGAAAGAAAGCCAACAACAGTATCAGAAGGTGGAGACCCTCCTAAAATTGCAACAAATGTTGGAGCAACTGCACCACCACCACCTCCAGGTTTAGCTAGCTTTGGAAATGGTAAAATTCCAAAAGATAAATTAGGAAATATTGATTCATCTTATGGTAGTGGTATATTGCACGTTGAGGCTGCAAAAATGTATAACAAACTTATTGCTAGAGCAAAAAAAGATGGAATAAAATGGAGAGTATCATCTACATATAGAGACTATGCTGGTCAACTTGCTTGTTATGAAAAGTATGGACCCAGCAGTGCTGCTAAGCCAGGTTCATCACCACATGGTTGGGGATTATCTTTAGATTTTGGTGAGATATGTGGTATGCAAGAGGCTAAAGCAAAACAATTGGGCGTTGGTAGAGCAAAACCAGCTCCAGCAAAATATACCAGAGAAAACTCTAAAATTTATCAATGGTTAGCAAAGAATGGACCTGCATTTGGTTGGTATAATCCATATAGACTAGCAGATGGGCAGGGGTGTGATGAAGCTTGGCATTGGGAATATTGGGGATTTCAAACATTGACAAAACAACAAAGAGAAGCATAATATGGCAGCAATACCTCCTACTAAAAATTACGAATTATTAATTGATGAATTTATTAGGTATGCCCAGCAGCATTTAACCACAGTTAGTGGTATTGTTAATACGGTATCAACATATCCACCAGCCAATACACCAGGACCTGGTATAGCTAATTGGCAGGGATATAATGTAGAACCACCAAATCCATCTACCACAACAGTTAGTACTGAAGAAATTGAAATGACCGATGCACAATTATTAGCATCAGAAGAAGCAACTTTAGAAGGCGCTGATATAAACGAAGCAACAGCGGTTGCATTTGATGAAGAAGTAGTTGTTGAACCAGCTACACCGGAAGAAACAGAAAATGTTACTGCACAATTAGAAGAAATAGAAAAACAATTAGAACAAGAGGCAGGTAATACACCAGACCCACCATTAACAGATGAGGAAAAACCTAAAAATGATATACCAAAAGAACCAAATTATAAAAGTAAACTTAAAGTACCAAATGAATTGGTTTTAGCAATGAGAAAATATAGTGTAGGTAGAACACCTTTGGAAAGAGCACATTTTTTAGCACAAACAAATCACGAATCAGGTAATTTTATATATAAAGAAGAAATTGCATCTGGAAAAGCATACGAAGGTAGAAAAGATTTGGGAAATACTCAACCTGGTGATGGACCTAGATACAAAGGTAGAGGATATATTCAATTAACAGGTAGAGCTAATTATAGAAAGTTTGGACCTGTTGCTGGAGCTGATTTTGAAAGTAATCCAACAATAGTAGGTACAAAATACTTCGCTGACACAGCTTGTTTATTTTGGAAAGCAAATAAATTGGGTGCTAAATGTGTAGATTCATCAACCACAACAATTAAAGTTGTAACAAAACGTATTAATGGTGGATATAATGGATTGGATGACAGAATTAAGAAATTTACATTGTATTGGACAGATTTGCAAAAAGATAACACATTATGGGCATAAAACCCAAAAATAATCAATTGAAATATTTATAAACATAACAAACGATAATGTATGAATACTGATAAATTATTACAAGCCATCCAAATCTTAGTTAAAGAAGAAGTTAAACAACAACTTTCTGGTATAATTAAGGAAGCTGTAAGAGCTGAAATGAAAAAGGTATTAGCTGAACAAAAGCAACCTAAAAATACTGGTTTGAGTATGGCTAAAGCTATTTTAGGTGATGATGAACCTAAATTAGCAGAACAAAAAACTTATACTAAAAACCCAATGATTAATCAAATCCTTAACGAAACTAGAGCCGCAGTATCAAACGATGGTGGTTATAGAACTATGAGTTTTGGACAAGGTGATATGGGTTCAATAGTAGGTAGAACAGCAATTGCTGAAAAAATGGGTTATGGTGATTTCGCTGGTGGTGGACCTCAAAAGACTGGATTGGGGGTTCAAACTGGTGTAGCTGAATTAGACAAAGCATTGAATAGAGATTATTCTGAGCTTGTCAAAAGATTTAAGAAGTAATGGCAGTAGTATTAGGACAAAAGCTTGTACAAGATACAAAAAAATTTGATGATTATGCTGTTGGTATAACACTACCTATTCAAATAGGTAATACTGCTTTTAATCAATCATTTAAAACAGCTGAACAAGCAAGTTCTAATATAAAAAATTTATTACTAACTAAAAGAGGTGAAAGAATTATGCAACCTGAATTTGGTAGTGGATTGCAAGAATTGTTATTTGATTTTAATGATGATGAATTAGCAGGAAAAATTGAAGAAACAATCAATAATGCGGTTACAACTTGGTTACCTTATATAACAATTCAACAAATAGATGTTGAAGCAACAAATTATGATAAAGATACAAATACAGTAAAAGTATCAATTCAATTTAATGTTTTGGGTAACGCAAATTTAAATACAGTAACATTTAACGTAGCAGCATAATTTATAAAGTATGTCAGTAACAATTACAAATAAAAATTTTAAAAATAAAGGAAAAGATATTAAGTATCTTAATAAAGATTTTGTATCATTTAGAAACAACTTAATAGAATTTGCTAAAACGTATTTTCCTAAAACTTATTCAGATTTTAATGAATCATCACCCGGTATGATGTTTATTGAAATGGCATCGTACATAGGTGATTCATTATCATATTATATTGATGATACTTTAAAAGAATCATTAATGGTGTATGCGGAAGACCCTCAAAGTGTTTTAGCATTGGCACAATATTTGGGATATAAACCAAAAGTATCTGCGCCAGCTGTTACAAATTTAAGTATATATCAGTTAGTTCCATCAATTGGAACTGGTATTAATAACATTCCTGATTCAAAATATTATTTAAGAATTAAAGAAGGATTAATAACAAAATCAAACAAAGCAGCTATAACATTTAGAACAACTGATGTTGTAGATTTTTCAGATGAAACAAATAGAGAAATTACAATATATCAAAGAGATGCTAATACTGGTGAACCTTTAT